AAAAACTATAGAATTGTTTAATATTTTAAATGATAATCCAAACATAGAAATACAACCAACAGAATTTAATTCTCCTATCATGGCAGCATATGAATATTTGTTTGCATTGCCAGAAGATGCTACGGGGCAATATGCAATGGCTGCATCTGCTAAAGGAGATGATTATGTACGTGCAAAAGATTTTATTCCAAATGTAGATAAATATGCTACTATTGGCGATAAAAAAGGACGTACGATACCACGTGGCATTGATGCGATAGAATTAAATATCAACGTTGATCCATTAATGGGAAGTAACGGAGAACCTATATCAGCTACCATGGTTCGAAATGCAATTGCTAACAACGATTACAATGCATTTCGTTCTGCATATCCACAATTCAATGATGCTAAAGTTAAAAATGCTTGGCAAATCGTAACGGGCTTGCAAGAAGCACTTTTTACTAAAGATTGGTGGGTAAAAGTTTTACAAGAAGACGTTGATGAAGTAATAGAATCAATGATGTTTCCGAAAGAAAAACAACGCCATTCACAAAAAATAAAAAAATTAAGATCGTTTCTAGAAAAACATCGCGGAAAATCTTTTGTTTATGATTTTGATGATTTTCAAAAAACGGTAGTTGGTGCTAAATTAATAGAAAATATTATCAAAGAAAATTACATTACGCGTCAAGAATTAAGTAGCATCGAAACTGCAGTTGACGGATTTTTTCAACGTTATGGAATTGATGTAGATTTTCAAGGCAAATTTACACATTTCATAGATAGATTAAACGATCCTCGAAATGAAGCTCCTATTTATACAGATGAATTGCGAGACTTTTTTGAAGACTTAGCAACAGAATATGGAGATAAAATTGCTAGACAATTAGATTTAGAACGACCTACCGGTGTTGGATCTGATTATCAATTTGATATTCCAATTCATATGCCGTTCATGTTGCAATGGAATCCTAGTAAAAAAATAATTGAATTGATTCCTAGAACAATTAAAAAACAACGTGATAGATGGAAATCAAACAATCCAGAAGATATTATATATAGAATAGAATCTGCAATGAGTACTGGAAACATGTTGACAGAAGGAGGCGCAGCGGGACACATGGCACACCCATGGGACGATCACGGATTAACTTTCAACGATGTTCGAGAAATTGTATCACGTGGATTAGAAGGTCGTTTAGATATTGAACAAGCAGTAACTGAAAAAACTGATGGACAAAACATATTTGTTACATGGAAAGAAGGACAACCTGGATTTGCTAGAAACAAAGGAACCATAATTAATCCAATGACTCCGGCACAATTAATTGCAGACTTTGAACGCAAATATCAAGAAACTATGCAAAAGAACGGAGCAGATGCGGCCGCTGGATATAAATTAGTAGTAGATGCATATCGTGCATGTGCTGAAGATTTAACAGAATCTTTAAACAAAGTTGATGCAAATACATTGACTCAGATATTTAAAAATGGACGTGTTTTTGCTAACATGGAAATCATTTATCCGGCAACTCGCAACGTTATTGCATATGATAAAGCACACTTACAGTTTCACAATTTGGTTGAATTCGATGAAAAAGGTAATCAAGTAGAAACTGATTTAACCGGAGGAGCAACGATGCAACGTGTTATTGAAGATGCAAATGCGCACATGCAAAAAACATTTTCATTTATTCCTCCACAACAAATCAAATTAGGACGGGTATATGATTTTGAAGATCAACAAGCAGCATTTTTCAATGAAATTGATCAATTACAAAAACGTTATAATTTAAAAGAAACGGATCTATTGAGCGATTATCATAAAGCGTGGTGGCGTGATGTAATACAAAGCAAAGCACAACAATTAAATTACGATATTCCAGATGACATTTTAACTAAATTAATATATCGTTGGTCATTTGATGATAAATCAACTAATATTGCAATGCTTAAAAAACAAATTGATAATGCAGAATTTGTAAATTGGGTAACTGAATTTGATAAGTCTGATTTTAAAAAATTCAAAAAACAAAATTTAGAACCATTCGAATCTATCTTTTTAAGATTAGGAGTATTGGTTTTGCAAAATGCATCTAATTTCTTAGCAGCAAATCCAAGTCAAACCGTACAAACAATCAAAGCAGAAATGAATCAATTGATTAGGGAACTACAATCATCTCCAAATCAAGCTACTTTAGATAAACTGAAATTAGAACTTCAAAGAATTCAAAAATTAGGAGGCTTTGATGCAGTTGTTCCAGCAGAAGGCGTTGTATTTACGTATCAAGGCAATACATACAAAATGACGGGAGCATTTGCACCGGTAAATCAAATTTTAGGAGTATTAAAATACGCACGATGATATTTATATAAAATAAAAGGAAAATTGTAATGGCGCAAAAACATAAAAGCAAGTATAAAACACCAAAAGATTTTGAAAAATCACAAAAACCAAAACCAAGAAAAGATCTTAAAGATTATACTGAAGACGATAAAAAAGGTGCATTGAATCCACGTTCTACCGGAGACAAACAACTTAATGTTTTGCGTAAAACAGATAAAGCTGTACAGGATGACGGCAAAATGTTTCCAAAATACAATGACGATGATAGATTGTATAAAGATATTGAAGAAGGCGATTACGATCCCAAAACTGCAGCAAAACGTTTAAAAAAGCGTCAAGATACAGAAGAAAAAGAAGTTAAAGATGTTTTAAAAGACAAAATAGAAAATTTAACTAGAGAACAAAAAGAACGTTTGGTTAGAGAGTACGTAAGAAGAAAAATTCAAAAAGTACTTTTCGAACAAAAAGCCACGGCTCCAGAAGAAGAGCCAGCAGCACCAGAAACGCCGCCGGCAGACGCCGCAGCGCCAGCCCCGGAAACTCCGCCAGCTGATGCCGCAACCCCATCACCGGAAACACCACCTGCAGACGCACCGCCAGCAGATATGGGGTCAATGCCAACCGGAGGAGGTGCACCTGCCCCATCAGCACCAGCACCAACAGATGCAGCAACTCCAACTCCAGATGCAACTGCAACTCCACCTGCAGATGCTAGTGCAACACCTCCAGCAGATGCTAGTGCACCAGCACCGGCAGCACCGTCTCCAGAAGAAGAAACCGATAAATTAATACAAAAAGCTTCAGAAAGATTGTCAAAAGAAGGCGCTATTGGTAAAATTAAACTTATAAATAAAATTCTAAAAAATGCAATGCAAGAAGTTGATATAGAAGATAAAGGTAATTTTTATAAAATGCTTAGATCGTTTGCTATAAAGAAAATATCAACATTGTCAACTGAATCCGACCCGCAAGAAACTGAAGAACAAAAACCACAATCATAATAAAGTTATATGTCTAAAAAGTTACAAAACATCAAAGCCGTCAAACAATTAATCGACGGCACACACAAGTTTCAAACCAAAAAAACCGTTGGGTTTTCTGATGCGAATGAAACAGCAAAGAAAAATGAAAAACATCAAGTTGGAGAAGTTTGGGAAGAAACTGACACCAACGGAATAACTTATGTTATTGAACAAAAAGATGGATTTCGCATCAAAAAATTAAAAACTTCGGAAGTATTACAAACAGTACGAGATGAAATAAGATCATATCCCAATTGCCGTAAAGAAACGTGTACCTGCATAACCAAACATCCACTCAATGAAAAAATGAGAAAAATTCATGGAATGTGTTTTGATTGTGTTATCGAAATGGAGCATGAACTAAAAAAAGACGGTAAATACGACGAATATGAACAAAACAAAATACGAGAAAATGCATTAGCTTGGTTAGCAGACGCAGAACGAGATGTAGCATTACTGAAACAAGCTTACACTCAAGTACAAGAATTCGTAACAAATTCCGAAGGACAAAAAGAAACTTGGTCTGCAAAAATGACTACAGAAGAATTTGAAAATACTATACAAGCAGAATTTAATAAATTTAAAGAAGATTTTTTAAAAAAATTAAACGGAACAGAAAATGAAAACAATTAAAAAATATTGGATGGTAATCGTAGGAGCAATTGCTGCAGCATTTGCATTTTTTCTAGTTACGTCAAAACGACGCAATTCCAATAAATTAGATAAACTACAAGATCAAATTAATGACAACAAACAAGCTGTTGATAAAATTGACGGAAAGGCAGAAGTAATTGCTCAACAACGAGAAGAACTTAAACAAGAAATCAAACAACAAGAACAAGTTATAGAACAGCTAGAAGAAAAAAAGCAAGAAATTAAACCAGAAACTAGAACGGTTGCTGATGCTAAACAAAATATTTTAAATAAAACAAAAAGAGGTCGTAAACCTAAAAACATCAACTCATGAAAAAGTTACTAGTTATATTATTGTTTCCATTAACCGCACATTCTCAAATTGCAGATACATGTTTTACGGAACAACAAATTTTAGATATATCATTTACGTTGGATTCTTTAACTGAATTAAATGATATCAACGATCAAATTATTTTAGAACAAAAACATTTGTTAGAAAAACAAGGCAAATTGATTGAATTGGATTCTATGCAAATTGCATATCGAGAACAACAAATTGCTTTGTTACAAAAGAATGTTGATTTGTATGTAGAACGCGAAAAACGATTTCAAACAAAATGGTATGATCATAAAGCAATTTGGTTTAGTGGAGGAATATTAACTACTATACTTACTAGCAAATTAATCATTGAAGTTGTAAAATAACAATGTCTCAGCCAAGTATAAAACAGATAATACAGCAACAGTACATGATGTGTGCTAAAGATCCTGTATTTTTTATGCGTAATTATTGTTATATTCAACA